TGCTGATGTGGCAGCAGCTGCAACTTGATTGTCTGCGAAATCTTTACGAACCGCATCAGATGATGAGGTTGGTGTTGCAAGGTTTGTAATCTTGAATCCGCCAGCATTTAAAATTGTACCAAGTTGAGCATCAGATAAAGTTTTGCTTGTTAATGTCTGGCTTCCACCTGTACCAACCACATCACCAGTTACACCGTGTGCAGTGGTTGCAACTTCGTGAGCACGAGACTCTGTAAAGTCTCTTGCTGATACACCGTGCTCTACAAGAGCACCGACTGAGTGTGCCTTAGCACCTGAGTTATCAATGTTTCTGGTTATTTGGTAAGCGGTACCAACTAAACCAGTTACCTCAATTACTTCCTCATTGGCTGTATCCTTTTCAAGGATGAGTGTATAAGGATATTGGGTAGGTAAATTTGATGCTGCTGCAAGTTCAAGACTTGTAGAAACATTAGAAATAGAATTAACCAAGGTTGTCTTGGCTGCGGTGGAACTATAATAACGTGATGGTGATGGCATTATTACCTCGAGTACTGGATAGTGTTAAGGAAGTTGGCTTGTTGCTTTGATATCTCTTCCGCTAGGCGGACGGTATAAAGCTGGAAAATATACTTTGCTACATTTGTAGAGGCACCAGCAGATACAGGTTGATCAAGCGCATCAGCAGATACCGATGTTGCAGTGACCTTTCCTGGATCAACTGTTGATAACAAACGATACATAGCACCTAGGCGAACTACATCTTCACATGATGAAGGTAGACCGCTAACTGTTAGATCTTGGTTATCGGTAATTATTGTTGGATACTTTGTATACTGAACACGAACTGGCATACCAGGTTGTGGAGATTCATTTAGAATCAACGCTTGCCCTGTTGTATTACCATTCAAATAGTTAGTATCTAATCTCCAACGTTTGATTAAAGCCCAGACTCCTGTAGAGTCTGGTAGTTCTGTAGACACACCAGTAATATCTATTAGTGAATCTGGCATTATGTATGAATAATCGCTACCATTAAATGTAAATGTTTCATTGGCTATGACAGGAAAGTTCATGCCTTTAATTGTTTCAAGGATTGCTCGTTTAACTTGAGTCCGTGGAAACAATGGATTGTTTCTAACAACAGAGCCAGAGATGTGACTAGTGGCGGTAGTACCACGCCATCCTCTACCTGTTGGATTACCAGCAGTACCTAGTATCTGAATTGTACCGCTTGATTGAACTGACTTCTTTACATAAAGAAGTTCATCATTAATCTCTACGATACCTTTACTTAAAGCGGTGGCATCATCAACTGTTATAGTTAAATCAGATGCTGTTGTTAATGCTGTGGTAATTGTTACAGATTCTTGGTTCCTAACATAAGAACTGACTTCACCAATTGTTTGTTCGGTTAACTGACTGAGTGTAGCCATTATGCTTGAACCGCCTTTCCTAGTGTATCGGATGCCATGACAGCAGCCTTGATGTCATGCATTTTGGTAGACCTTGGTTGAATACCTTGTTTTCTTGCATTTCTATATGCGTCTAATTCCGAGTTGGCTTGCTTAGATACGGCATTAGCTAATGGATCTGTAATACTAAAATTTGCTGCTCTTGCACATTCACCCCAGTTAGCATGGTCTTGTGTCTTACAACCAGATCTACAGTTACTCATCGTAGATATAATCTCCATAACCTGCTGCTGTTAACTCAGCAGCCTCAGCGTCCGTAATAACATTGTCATACCCGCCACGTAATACACGTTGGTATGTAGCTAAATCACTATCTTTTGGAACCATTACTGTTTGCCATGTTCCATTGTTTTTTATTACAGTCTTACCTACTGGGTAAGAAACAAACCAAAGTTCATAAGGGCGACCAATCTTGTATCGATATGTAGGTCCACGGAATATCTTTGACATTACCATTTCACCTTATCTGCCCAATATGCTGCCGACATAACACCTTTGTTTATGTTCTTGGCGTGACGTGCTTTAAATGATTGCCTGCGCTGACGATAAGACTTAGTCTCACCAGACTTCTTCGGGGATCCAGATACACCCTGTTGTCCAAACCTAATGGTTTTAACTTGTGAGCCAGACTTGGCTACAACAACATGTGATTTCTTTGGATGGGTAGGTGTACGCTTTGGCTTGTTAAAGCCAGATACACCTGCTCTTTTAAGCCTTGGGTCTGTCGCCATTCTTTTTATACTCTCCAACTTTGCCGAGTATGGTTTGGACTCGTCCATCTTTACGGAGACGAACTACCATTCCACTTTTAATTTGTATTGGATTAAACGGATGTTTAGTCTTTGATGTTCCTTTAGACATTACTTTTTCTTCTTTGCTGCCCTCATATTGTCAACAAGGTTTGGATACTTGCGACCCGCAGCTTTAGCTGCAGCCTTTGCTGCAGTTTTTTGAGATGATGTTAAAGGTTTTGAAATCTTCTTTGGGTTAGGTGTATTCCAAACTTTCTTTTTCATTACTTCTTCTTGCCCATTTTCTTAACCATTGCTTTTTTCATAGCAGGTTTTACTACCATCTTCTTGCCACTTTTCTTGGCTTCTTGCTTTGCCATTGCCATACCTTTTGCACTATATGAAAATTCTTTTTTTCCTACCATTGGCATTATCTGTTCTCTTTTCTATTAGTATTTTAAATAGGAGGGGCTGTTGCCAGCCCCTCCCCACCAAACTAAGCAGCGATGCTTGACTTGGTTGTAATTACGTAACGTGCCTCTGGGCGGAAGATGTTCCAACCAATCAGAGCCTTCCATCCTGCTGGACGGAAACGCATTAACTTATCTGTAACAGGACCGATAACAGTCTTTGGCTCGTAAGATACAGCCTCGATAAGAGCCTGCTTTCCTAGGATAACTGTGTTGTAGATCTTGTTAGCACCTGTACCAGATAGAGACTCAGCACGAGGAGTTTCGATGTAACGGATCTGATCGTAGATTCCGATCTCACCAGTCCATAGATTTCCTACGCCTGCTTCTGTATAGGTGTGAGGCAATTGCCATACAGCAGATCCGCTTGCTTGTGCTTCTGAACGAATGTCAAAAGATACATCTGGGTGGATTAGTGCTGTGTAGAAACCACCATCACGAGGTGATACTGATGCGCCACGTAGCTTTGCTACACCACGACGAGCAAGTGCTGCTGTGATGTTTGCTGCTGTTGTAGATGTAGATACATCTTGTCCGTTAAGAACAGACTCGTTGGCTGCAGTAGTTCCTGTGAAGCGACCAGTTGCTAGACCTGTTAATTTTCTCCAAACTAGGTTGTCAAGAGAATCACGCATGTTGAAAGACAACATGTCGGCAACAGCTGGATCGATTGCAGATAAAGACTCAAGAGCAAGACGCTCAGTTGTGATTACGGAGTTACCGTATTCATCAACAGTAACGTTTACTCTGTTAGTGTTGTTTAACTGTACTGCATCTGGATCTTCGGTCTGTGTTAGTGCTGATGTAGCACGAGATAGATCTGTGTAAACTTGGAATACAACAGTATTACCAGGGTTTGTCACATCGACAGGACGCTTGTCCGCAAACTTGCGGAACATTGGTTCTGAGCGAAGGTTAAACTCGATATACTTATCATACGCCGTCTGGATCAAATTCGACATCGTTGATGTCGTAGTTGACGTTGCTGGTGTAGTAGGCATAATTTCCTTCTATTAGGGTTTAATGTGGACTATCAGCGTTTCAAGAAGTTGGTTAACTCTTCTGCACTTGTTGCGTTAGCAATCAAAGAAGAGATATCTCGACCCACATTTGGATCGACATCGCCATCTTCAAAGTCTGATATTTGCTCAAAAGCTTGAGCGTCAGCGTCTGGTTCATAACCAGCCTCTGACTCGTCAACAGCAGTGATGCCAAAAGCCTCGCCGTATTCTGTTAACCATTCAGATATTGCATCCTCATCGGCTTCAATTTCCGATGGAATGAACTGAGCGATTTTTGGATTGAGTCCGAATTGCTCTAGGATTTCTCCGACTGAAGCTTCGTGACTGTAAGTCTGAAACTCCTCAATAACTTGATCTCTTTCCTTAAGTTGCTTGGAAAGCACATCAACTTGCTTGCGTAGTTTCTTCACTAGATCAGTACCAAAGTCCTCGGTATCGTCTTCGAAGTCGTACTCTGTATATTCTGCCATTGCGTTTCTCCCTATTAGTTGATTGAACCCTCATCGGGTTTGCACCACACGTACTCCTCACCAGGGGAAGTGATTCGTAGACGTGATGACTACCAGTCTTATACACGTTACCTGGGCTGGTCGATCAGGAACGGAACCTATTTATATATCTGTTGTTTTATCACGGCGTCCAAGAGACGACGTGTCAATTGCAGATCTTTGTTGGAACTTGGCTCTTTCTTGAGAGGCAAGTCTTTTCTTCTTCATGGTTACTTCTGTTCCACCAGCAAGTGCTAACTCTTCACGAGCAACATCTTGTGATCCAGCAGTTTCTCCATACAAACTCATTAAGCGTTGGTAATCTTTTTGCTGTGCAGCAGCGGTCTGGAATGCAGACTCTGCTTGACCTGCTTTACCAGCACCATAAATTTCTTCCGCAAAAGCTTTATCAGACATTTGACCAGCACGTAGTGCTGCTCCACCAATCTCTGCAGATGTATACATCTTCTTGGCTTCTTCGGTTGTGTACTTAAATCTAGAATCAATAACATTAATTGCTCTATCTTTATCAAG